AACCGTGCTGTTGCGAATCAGCGGCTGACCGGGAGTAATGCGCGGTGGAAATGGACAACAGATTATAACCGTCGCTCGATAGCGGAAACGGCGATGTACCGGGTAAAACAGCTGTTCGGAGGTTCACTGACACTGCGTGACTACGATGGTCAGGTTGCAGAGGCTATGGCCCTGGTACGAGCGCTGAACAAAATGACGAAAGCAGGTATGCCTGAAAGCGTGCGTATTGCCTGAAAACACAACCCGCTACGGGGGAGACTTACCCGAAATCTGATTTATTCAACAAAGCCAGTCTGATGTAGAAACCGCTCAATGCCTGCGCCAGCTCCGTTTGGATAAGTATCGCTGGCAGGCGTACTATCGGGCTGTGAGTAAGTAACAGGCATAGCACATGAAATAAGTGGCCTTAAGTGAATAAAAAATCTGAAAACAAGACATTCAAGCTTTCAGCATCGAAATGTTTGTATCTAATTCAGGGGGGGTCATGCACTATAGGATCTCAAACCACTCTTAACTAAGTAGCCACTCATGACAGTAAACTTACTACCACAACTTCCATGCGGTTATCGTTACGGCATTGAGCGCTCGATCCGGCCCCAGACTGATGCGGAATTTTTTCCGCCACAAGGGTGTATTATCAAATCTGTTAACTTTGGGGATGGTGTAGTTATTTGTGTGCCCATCCAATGGTACGTGAAACAATTAGATTTATGGGTCACTGTCTAAGGAACCATCGAATAATATGTTAGTTACTGGTGGCTAACGGATCATTGCGCTAAAAAAATAAGCACAGACGGCTGTTGTTCAGGTTGAATGTTCTTAAGAATCGCGAATTACTAGTCTAATCAGCTATTCATACATTTAAATGATATCGATGGCTGAAATGTAGCTATCCTCACGTTACCACTGCCAGCCAACACCGAAACGGCAGAGGTCATTTAGCAAGCAGAAAATCTCTCCCGGGTGGCTCCTGAGAGATTTTAGTTTTCTAACTGGTACTAACCAAAGGTCGCATATCTATGCGGCCTTTTTTTTAGTCGGTTTCATGGCTTGAGGACATCCTGGACGAGAATATGTGACAAAACCAATCATGGGAAACAGGAATGTCCTGTGAGCGGATTTACGAATCAGTAAGAACGTCTATCCCCAGTAAGGGATAATGTGGTTTTTATCCCTTTGTGGGGATATCTACTGTATAGCCTCGCATCTGCGGGGCTTTTTTATTCGCAAAAGGTAACGCGATGAAGAGCTTAAAAATTGAATACGTAGACGGGAAGCTGGTGGCTCTCGAACGGGATGGTAAATCCTACATGGATTTGCCGGTAAGCGCGGTTCACTTCACACACAGTATGAAAACTAACCCGTATCTCAAGGTTGAGATTGAGGCTGGTGGTGAGCCATATGTGCCGGCAGAACCAGCGCAGCCACCAGCGGCCGCCGAAAAAACGGTGACAGTGAAAGAAGGAGAGCTTATGCCTCCTGATGTTAGTGCATCCAAGGCAGAACGCCGTTCCCGTCATCGCAACCGTAACCGTAACAGGAGCCAGTAATGTTTAACCGTAATGATCTAACCCTCACACTGTTCTATGCATCCAGCACGAGTGATGAGGGGAGTAAAGTCGCAATGTTCACTGTGCAGGTAAACAATACAGACATGGTGTCTGTGCAGAGCAATACGCTGCAATGCATTACTGACAAGTCTGGTAAGAAGGGTTATTCCGTTGGTGAACAAACGATAAGCAATGGCTCAGATCCACTGTTGATTGCTCTCGAAAACTACTGGCGAGTGAATACCGAGGCCGTCGTTAATGGATTGATGGCAGATGTGAGCGACTTTATCGCGGGTAACGTCAGCCAGTCCTCTACATACCTAGGATTCAGTGGTCTGAAGATCTTCAACAATGTGCCTTTGGTGGAACGTATCCCTGAAAGTGTATTGCAGGCCGACGGCGGCGCGTCTGCAGGCTGAGCATTCACAGAGGCTGTTCAATGAGCGGCCTCGATAATTGCCCAGCAATTACAAACGATAATCATTATTTAATGGGTCCTCCCGGCGGGGTGGCCTTCCACGGGGCGGCGCGCTCGCGGGAATCGGCTGGTTTTCTGGATCCATGGTCATCATCATCATTTGCACAGGTTGTTGATTTTATTGATGCCTGTTTTGCAATGATGTCGAAACGGTTAAAAAGTGTTCACCATCATGGATCAGGAAATCGCTTCTCTGAAGCTGAATATCAATCAGCTGGCGGGCATAACCAATGTCCACCGTCAGACAGTGGCCGCCAGGCTGAAAAATGTTGAGCCGGCGCCAGGCAGCAACAGCAAACTAAAACTGTATTTAGTTACCGACGTTCTGGCTGAGTTAATGATCCCCACGGTTTCAACAAATCTTGAGGACATGCCGCCGGCTGACAGGCTGGCGCACTGGAAAGCAGAGAACGAGCGGATCAAGTTTGAGCAGGATACGGGGCAACTGATCCCGGCAGATGAAGTTGCCAGGGAGTTTTCAGTAATGGCAAAAGCTGTAGTGATGGTGCTGGAAACCCTCCCTGATGTACTCGAGCGCGATTGTGCGCTTCCACCTGCAGCGGTTTCCCGTGTTCAAAGTGTGATTGACGATTTGCGCGACCAGATGGCCCAGAAGGTCATGGAAGCCGAAGCAGAGGAGGATGAGCCAGAGGAGGACTGATGGCAAAGCGGGCATCCGCCAGGGGGATCCGTCGGGATGTCTCCGGAATTTTACGCGCGCCACGCCGCATGCTGGTTGCCGACGCGGTGGCCGAGTATATGCGTGTGCCAATGGGCGCCGGTAACTCGGTCCCGTGGGATCCTAATCTGGCCCCTTATGTTATCGAGCCAATGAATTGCCTGGCGTCACGCGAGTATGATGCTGTGGTGTTTGTCGGCCCGGCACGAACGGGTAAGACTATTGGCCTGATTGATGGCTGGATTGTATACAGCATCGTTTGTGACCCGGCTGATATGCTGGTAATCCAGGTCTCCGAAGAGAAAGCGCGCGAACATTCAAAAAAGCGTCTTGATCGCACATTCCGTTGCAGCCCGCAGGTTAAATCAAGACTGAGCCCTCGCCGTAACGATAACAACGTTCACGATCGCACATTCCGTGCAGGTAACTATCTGAAGCTAGGCTGGCCTTCAGTCAATATTATGTCCTCGTCGGACTATAAATTTGTTGCTCTCACCGACTACGACCGCTTCCCGGAGGACATCGACGGGGAGGGGGACGGATTCTCGCTTGCCTCCAAACGTACCACCACATTTATGTCATCGGGGATGACCCTGGTCGAAAGCTCACCTGGCCGCGACATTCTCGATACGAAATGGCGGCAGAGTTCACCCCATGAAGCACCGCCCACAACGGGCGTGTTGTCACTGTATAACCGCGGGGACCGCCGGCGGCTTTACTGGCCTTGCCCGCATTGTGGGGAATATTTTCAGCCTGAAGTTGCCAACATGACTGGCTACCGTGACACGACGGACCTGGTCACAGCCAGCGAAGCGGCCTATCTGCAATGCCCGGCCTGCAAAGGAAAAGTGCTTCCTGCGATGAAGCGCGAGCTGAACATGAAAAGCGTCTGGCTACGTGACGGGCAGTCAATTGATCGGGATGGAAACATTACAGGGGAGGGGCGGCGGTCACGCATTGCTTCTTTCTGGATGGAAGGGCCAGCAGCTGCTTACCAGACCTGGTCACAGCTAATTTATAAATATCTGGCGGCTGAACAGGAATACGAAAAAACCCATAGCGAAGAAACACTAAAAACGGTCGTTAACACTGACTTTGGTCGCCCTTATCTGCCGCGGGCGAGTACCGAACAGCGTAAAAGCGAACTGCTCGAACAGCGGGCCGAGGATGTCCCGAAACGTTTTGTGCCTGATGGTGTTTGTTTCCTGGTGGCAACGGTTGACGTTCAGGGGGGACGTAATCGCCGCTTTGTCGTTCAGGTCACTGGCTACGGAAGCATGGGCGAACGGTGGCTGGTGGACCGTTATAACATCCGCCAGTCACTCCGGTGCGACGCTAACGGCGAAAGCCTGCCCATCGATCCAGCCAGTTACCCGGAGGACTGGGATCTGCTGCTGACCGATGTCTTTTACAAGACGTGGCGAATGGCATCCGATCCCCGCCGGTGTATGCGCCTGATGGCAATGGCAGTCGATTCCGGCGGTGAGGATGGTGTCACCGATAATGCCTACCGATTCTGGCGTAAATGCCGTCGGGAGGGAATTGGCCGGAATGTTTACCTGTTTAAAGGTGACGGTCATCGACGCGAAAAGCTGATCACCCAATCCCTGCCAGATAACACCGGCCGTTCGGCGCGCCGGGCGAAAGCCGCGGGGGATGTCCCGCTATATCTGCTGCAAACCAATGACCTCAAAGACCGGGTAAACAATGCCTTGTGGCGCGAAACACCGGGGCCGAATTACATCCATTTCCCGAAGTGGCTGGGGAGCTGGTTTTACGACGAACTGACTTACGAGGAGCGTGATTCTGATGGCAAATGGAGCAAGCCGGGTCGCGGCGCCAACGAAGCTTTTGACCTGCTGGTTTACGCTGATGCGCTGGTTATCCTTCGCGGATACGAAAAAATTAAATGGCCTGATGCGCCTGACTGGGCGCGGCGGGAAACGTGGATGGAGAACGTGCCGCCGGAAACTGGCGAAGAAGCACCCCCGGCGCCAGCGCCGGTCCAGACCAAAAAGCGCAAACGCAAAAAAACCGTAACTGATGATGCTAACCCATGGGCCACCTCAGGAGGCTGGTTATGAATAAAAGTGATATTGAGGCCATGATCCAGCGCTATGCCGAAGCGGAGATGGCGGTACTGGATGGCAAATCCATCAAATTTAACGGTCAGGAAATGACCATGGAAAACCTGTCCGAAATCCGTAAAGGGCGGCAGGAGTGGGAGCGGCGTCTTACTTCCCTGAATAATCAGCGCCGGGGGCGGCCTGGCTACAAACTGGCGAGGTTTTAATGTCTTTACTTGATGATGCGATAGGTGTCATTTCTCCCGGCTGGAAGGCTGCGAGGCTAAGATCCCGCGCCATGATACAGGCATATGAAGCCGTTAAGCCCACCCGCACCCACAAAGCCCGAAGAGAGAATCGTTCCGCTGACCAGCTCAGCAAGATGGGGGCCGTCTCTCTCCGTGAGCAGGCGAGGTGGCTTGATAATAACCACGATTTAGTGATTGGCATTTTCGATAAGCTTGAAGAGCGGGTGGTAGGTAAAAGCGGGATTATCGTGGAGCCGCATCCGAAGCTCAAGAATGGCAAGATCGCTAAAAAGCTGGCGGCGGATATCCGGCAGAAATGGGGGGAATGGTCTATTCGACCGGAAGTGACCCATCAGTTTACCCGCCCCATGCTGGAGCGCCTGATGTTACGCAGCTGGTTGCGCGACGGGGAGGTTTTTGCACAGATCGTCAGCGGCACAGGCAATGGCCTGACGCCTACCGCCGGGGTGCCGTTCTGGCTGGAAGCGCTTGAGGCTGATTTTGTTCCCCAGACCAGCAACGAGTCAGACAAGCTAAATCAGGGGGTATATACCGATAACTGGGGCAGGCCAAAGGGCTATCTGGTTTATAAAAGCCTGCCGGTCTCTGGCAGGCAACTGGAAACGAAACGGGTTGATGCGGAAAACATGCTCCACCTGAAGTTTGTCCGCCGGCTGCATCAGACGCGCGGAACGTCGCTTTTGTCCGGCGTTCTTATGCGACTCAGTGCTCTGAAAGAATACGAAGATGCTGAACTGACTGCAGCACGCATCGCCGCCGCCCTTGGGATGTATATCAAAAAAGGGGATGGGCAAAGCTGGGATGAAAACGCCGGTAAGGATGATGATCGTGAGCTGAATATTCAGCCCGGCATTATCTACGACGACCTGCTGCCCGGCGAGGATATCGGCATGGTCAAATCCGATCGCCCGAATCCCAATCTTGAAACCTTCCGCAACGGCCAGCTGCGAGCTGTGTCCGCGGGCAGCCGTCTGAGTTTTTCCAGTACCGCCAGAAACTATAACGGCACTTACAGTGCTCAGCGGCAGGAGCTGGTGGAATCGACAGACGGATATCTCATTCTCCAGGACTGGTTTATTGGCGCCGTGACACGTCCGATGTATCGCGCCTGGCTGAAGATGGCTGTCGCCAGCGGCCAAATCACGTTACCACGCGGGCTGGATATTGAGTCCTTATACACCGCTGTGTATTCCGGCCCGGTCATGCCATGGATTGATCCCGTCAAGGAGGCTAATGCCTGGAAGGCTCAAATACGCGGTGGCGCTGCGACGGAATCAGACTGGGTTCGTGCCAGCGGGCGTCATCCCGATGATGTGAAAGCACGCCGGAAGGCCGAAATCGATGAAAACCGTGAGCAGGGGCTGATATTTGATACTGATCCTGCCAATGACAGAGGAGGCACCAGTGCCGATGCCAAAGAACTGGACGCTTCAACGTCCGAAAGCAAGCGTAAAAAGTAATACGTGGTTCCGTATGAAGGCGAGCGCCAACAACGAAGCGGATATCTATATCTATGACGAAATTGGTTATTGGGGAGTGACGGCCAAACAGTTTGTTAACGATCTTAAAGCGCTGGGTGATATCAGCCACATTAACCTTCACATTAATTCGCCTGGTGGCGATGTCTTTGATGGCATCGCCATTTTTAATGCCCTGAAACACCACGGCGCCGCGATCACCGTTCACATCGACGGCCTGGCTGCCTCCATGGCTTCTGTTATCGCAATGGTGGGTAATCCGGTCATCATGCCGGAAAACACCATGATGATGATCCATAAGCCATGGGGCTTTGCCGGCGGCGATGCCAACGACATGCGCGACTACGCTGATTTGCTGGATAAAGTTGAATCGGTCTTAATCCCCGCCTATGCAGCAAAAACCGGAAAAACCTCTGATGAGATTGCCGCAATGCTGGAAGACGAAACCTGGCTGGATGGCGCTGAATGCCTTGCCATGGGTTTTGCTGACCAGGTGATCCCATCCCTTCAGGCAATGGCCTGTATTCATTCAAAACGTATTGAGGAATTTGAAAAAATGCCAAACAGCATTCGTAATATGGTCACCCCGCCGCGTAATTCCACCCAGTGCGAACCGCAGCAGCCTGTACCACAACCTCAGGCACACCAACCTACCGCCCCTCAGCCTGCCGCTGTGGATGAGAATGCTATCCGGGCGCAGGTTTATGCCGAACAGCGTAACCGTGTGAACGGGATTAATGATCTGTTTGCTATGTTCGGCGGTAAGCACCAGGAGCTGCAAAACCAGTGTATTGCGGACCCCGATTGCACTGTGGAGCAGGCGAAAGATGTTCTGCTGGCTGCTCTGGGCAAGGCTGCTACTCCATCGAACAAAAACGAACAGCCGCACATTTATGCCGGGAACGGGAATTTTGTTGGCGATGGCATCCGCCAGGCGCTGATGGCCCGTGCAGGGTATGAAAATCAGGAGCGCGATAACGTGTACAACGGGATGACGCTACGTGAGTATGCGCGTATGGCACTGACGGAACGCGGTATCGGGGTCGCCAGTTACAATCCGATGCAGATGGTTGGCCTGGCATTGACTCACAGTACCTCTGATTTTGGCAATATTCTGCTCGACGTGGCGAATAAGGCGCTTCTGCAGGGGTGGGATGAGGCAGCAGAGACCTTTGATCTGTGGACGAAGAAAGGTCAGTTGTCTGATTTTAAAACTGCTCACCGCGTTGGAATGGGCGGTTTTAACTCCCTCCGCAAGGTTCGCGAAGGGGCTGAATATAAATATGTGACCACGGGCGATAAAGGCGAAACGATCGCACTGGCTACCTATGGGGAAATTTTCTCAATTACCCGCCAGGCGATTATCAACGATGATCTGAACGCATTGACTGACGTCCCGGCGAAAATGGGACGTGCTGCGAAAGCTACCATTGGTGATTTGGTATATGCGATTCTGCTGGATAACCCGAAACTGTCCGACGGCAAACCGCTGTTCCATGCCGATCACAAAAACCTCTCCTCTGGCGCCATTTCTGTTTCGAGCATTGATGATGCCCGCAAACTGATGCGCCTGCAGAAAGAAGGGGAACGATCGCTGAATATTCGTCCGGCTTACATGCTGGTGCCGGTAGGGCTCGAAACGATTGCCAGTCAGACCATTAAATCGGCAAGCGTTAAGGGCGCAGATATTAACACCGGGATCATTAACCCTATCCAGAACTTTGCCGAAGTGATTGCTGAAGCACGGCTGGATGACAAGGATCCGAACGCCTGGTACCTAGCCGCTGCGAAAGGCACCGATACCATCGAAGTAGCTTATCTGAATGGTGTTGACACGCCTTACATTGACCAGCAGGAAGGTTTCAATACCGACGGGATCGCCACGAAGGTGCGTATCGATGCGGGTGTTGCGCCGTTAGACTTCCGCGGCCTGGCGAAATCAACTGGCAAGTAATTCTCTGCCAACTCATATCTCATTAGCCCATCAGGGCTTTTTTTATACCTGAAATCAGCCCTGCGGGGCTGCCAGGAGATGTTATGGCTAAAAACTTTGTGCAGGAAGGAAAGACGATTCATCTGGTTAATGCCGGACAGGAACCGATTCTGAGTGGGGCAGCTGTTGTTGTCGGTGAGCTGATTGCTATCGCGATCACTGATATTCCCGGCGGCGATACTGGCGATGGTCTTACTGAAGGGGTATTCCAGCTGCCGAAGCTGCCCGCTGATGAAATTAAAGCGGGAAAGAAGGTGTATTTCAAGGCGGGCAAGGTACAGCTGGAAGCAACAGGCGCAGTTTTTGCTGGGGTTGCCTGGGAAGATGCGGGCGCAAACAGTACCGTCATTGACGTCAAGATCAATGCCTAACCCTTTCGACAAGATGGCGGCCCGGATGGATGCCGCCACCCTCAAAAAAATGGGCAAGGAAGCGGTCATTAACGGCATAAGCGTTGACGTCGTGCCTGCTGAGTTGCTGGAGGAGATGGGCGCACTTTCCGGAGCCGCCACGGTGCTGGTCGTGTTTGCTGCTGGTTATCGGCCCGCCAGAAACGATGCCGTGGAATATGACGGTAAAGACTGGATCGTTACCCGCTATCAGTTTTTTAACGGAAAGCCTCAAATCTGGCTGGAGTGAATCATGTCTCTGAAAGGTCTTGAGCGTGCTATCCAGAATCTGAACAGTCTGAGCCGACTGATGGTACCGACGGCTACCGCGCAGGCGCTTAACCGGGTTGCCGGGCGAACAATTACGCAAGGTAGCCGCAAGGTGGCGAAAGAAGCAACGGTTGGTGATAACCGCAAAAAAGGGTTGCCGGTGAGGCTGGTCCGGCAGCGGTCGCGTCTTAAGCGCGCGAAACCTGATCGTCTGGTGGCGGCCATTCGTATTAACAGAGGGAACCTGCCTGCAATCAAACTGGGTGCTGCACGGGTGCAGCTTTCGAGGCGAAAAGGCGAAAAACGCGGGCGCGGGAGTGTGCTTCGTATTGGACCGTACATTTTCAAAAATGCATTTATCCAGCAGCTTGCGAACGGGCGGTGGCAGGTGATGCACCGTCTGGGTAAATCCCGCTACCCGATTGATGTTGTGAAAGTTCCTCTCGAAACCCCGTTAACCCAAAACTTCACCGCTATATCAAAGCAGCTTATCGACAGTGACATGCCGAAGGAGCTGTCGTCCGCGCTGAAAAATCAACTGAGGATCCACCTGAAGCGATGAGCAAACACACCGCTATTCGTCTTGCTGTTCTGGACCAGTTAAAGACGTCCATTCCGGACCGTGTGACATGGTTTGACGGACGCCCTGTCTTTCTGGAAGAGCAGGATCTACCGGCGCTCGCAGTCTATCTGACGGATGCCGAATACACGGGAGAAAGCCTGGATGAGGATAGCTGGCAAGCAGTCCTTCATATCGAGGTATTTCTGAAATCCACCACGCCGGATAGCGCGCTGGATGCGTGGATGGAAGAGAAGGTGTATCCGGCTCTTGAAACTATCCCGGCGCTATTTCCCTTAATCGAAACGATGATCCCCATGGGCTACGACTACCAGCGTGATGACGAAATGGCCACCTGGGGATCGGTCGATCTGACCTATACCCTCACTTATTTTAGATAAGGAATTTTATGGCAACTCCTAATCCAATGGCCCCGGTAAAAGGGGCTGGTACCACGCTCTGGCTGTATACCGGAACGGGGAACCCCTACGCTAACCCGCTTTCCGATGCTGACTGGCAGCGCCTGGCGAAAATTAAGGAACTGACGCCGGGCGAAATGACGGCGGAGTCCTACGATGACACCTACCTTGACGATGAAAACGCAGACTGGACTGCGACAGCGCAGGGGGCAAAATCGGCAGGTGATACGTCTTTAACCCTGGCCTGGAAGCCAGGGGAAGAGGGGCAAAAGTCGCTGGTGGCCTGGTTTGTCGATGGCGATGTGCGGGCCTACAAAATTAAATACCCGAATGGCACCGTGGATGTGTTCAAAGGGTGGTGCAGTAGCCTGGGTAAAGCCATTCCCGCGAAGGAAGTGATCACCCGTACAGCCAAAATCACCAATACCGGGAAACCTGAACTGGCGGAAGAAAGCGGTAATCCGCCGATCGCGGTGACCGGGATCAAACTCGATAAGGCAACGGCCAGCGTGGCAGTCGGCACCACCACAACGCTAAATGTTACTTTCCTGCCTGCCAGCGCGTCGATGCAGTCGTTCCGCGCAGCGACCTCGGATAGCTCGAAAGCGAAGGTGGTCGTGAGTGGCAAATCTCTGATCGTCACCGGCGTGGCACCTGGTGCTGCCGACATTATTGTCATGAGTAATGACGGTAATTTTGTGGCGACCTGCAAAACCACCGTGACGGCTTCCTGATAACAGAGGAATGAGCATGTTTCTGAAAAAAGACGAATTTACCCATAACGGCGCTACGGTGCCGATCACCGAATTGTCGGCATTGCAGCGCATTACTTATCTCGAATATCTGGCCGCAGAAGAAAAAGCCTTATCCGCGATTTCTGATGACGTGGATGACCAGAAAATGTCCGCCGGGCTGGTCAGTATGAGTATCCGCGCAGGCGCGCGCCTGATTGCGCTCTCGCTCTGGCATAACGATCCTAAAGGGCCCTCTGAAGAGGAGCTCCACCAGCAGGTGATGAGTACCTGGCCGCCGGAAGCGATTGGCAAAGCGGAAATGCAGATCAAGCTGCTCTCCGGCATGCTGGCGCCGGTTGCCGAAGAAGAGCAATCTACGGATGAAGATATTGATACCACCGTGCTGGGTGATGAACCTGTTACAGCGGAAAAGCCCTAGCCAGCGAGCTTGATTTTGTCCTGAAGCTGGCGCGTGAGTTCGGGCGACCTGACTGGCGCGCCATGCTTGCTGGCATGACGTCCTCCGAGCTGGGCGACTGGCATCACTTTTACCGGGAGCGTTTTTTTCAGGACGCGCAGCTCGATGCCCACTTCTCCGGGCTGCTTTACACCATTTCAACCTTCTTATACCGGGATCCGGACATCACCCCTGCACACTTCAGCCTGCTGTCTCCCTCCGCTGAGGCTGCAGCGGATAATATACAGGACGATGAAGCCATGATGCTGGCCGCGGAGGGAATTACAGGAGGCACCAGATATGGCCCAGCAGATTAGCGACCTTGTCATTAACCTGGATGTCGACAGCGCCACATTCACCGAACAGATTGCCAGGATTAAGGGGCAACTGTCCGGTGTGGCGAATGAGTCGGAAAAAGTGCAGACGCGCATGCGCAGTGCGGCAGAGGCGCAAATCACCGCGCTTAAAACGACCTGCGATGCCGGTGCCGGCGCCGTGTCCGATATGCAGAGGCGGCAGGCGGATGCCGCCGCCGGGCTTCAGAACGAATTGCAGCGGGTCTCCAAATCGGTCGATGAGACTTACCAGCGCGTCACCGGGTTAAACCAGCGTTATCGGGAGAACGACGCTCAGGCAGAGGCGCTGGCGCGGCGGCAGGATGCGCTGGCGGAATCGTTCTTTCGGCAGATAGATGGCGTTCGATCCCTCAGTGGTGAAACACGGTCGCTGGCCAGTGTACAGGAACAATTCCGCAAGGCCCGCGCGCAGGGGGACATCACTCAGGGTGATTATCTCTCCCTGATTTCCCGCACTACGGCACGGCAGAAAGAACTCCAGCAGGTTGAGGAAAAAGCGAACCAGGCTCGCCAAAAATTTCTTCGCCAGCTTAAGGCCCAGGTGGTCGAACAAAAACTATCTGGCACTGAGCTGCTGAGAATGAAAGCCGCGCAGGTAGGCGCCAGCGATGCTGCTGAAGTTTATATCCGCAAACTGGAAGCGGCAAAGGTCGCAACGCACAGCCTTGGTTTCGAGAGCGCCGGCGCACGTCGGGAGCTTGGTGTTCTGGCTGGAGAGTTATTGCGGGGCAACTTCGGCGCTCTGCGTGGCTCCGGGATAACCCTGGCGAATCAGGCCGGGTGGCTCGAAAAAATGATGACGCTACGCGGACTGGGGATCGCTGGCGTGGTCGGTGGCATAGCCGCATCCGTCGTTCTGCTGGGAAAGGCGTGGTACGAGGGCGGGAAGGAAGCCGAGGAGTTTAACAAACAGCTCATTCTCACCGGGAACTATGCCGGTAAAACCTCGGGACAACTGCAGGCGCTGGCACGGAACATCTCAGGAAATGGAGTCACTCAGCACGCCGCGGCAGCCGTATTAGCGCAGGTTGTGGGAAGCGGGGTATTCGGCGGCGCCGACGTCGAACGGATTGCCAATGTGGCTGCGAGGCTTCAACAGGCTACCGGCCAGGCTGTGGATGAAACCATTAACCAGTTTAAGCGGCTAAAAGAAGATCCGGTTAATGCGGTCGCAACGCTGAATGAATCTCTGCATTTTCTGACCGCAAGTCAGTTTGAGCAGATTTCAGCTGCTCAGGCGATGGGCGATTCTCAACGCGCTGCCGAGCTCGCGATGCGCGCATATTCAGATGCTGTTATCCAGCGCGCAAATGCAGTAAAGGACAACCTGGGAACGCTGGAAACGGCGTGGAACTGGGTTAAAAATGCCGCCAGCGGCGCCTGGGATGCCATGATGGGCATTGGTCGTAATCCTGATGCTGCCATGAAGCGGCAGGGGGCTTTTGCAGAATGGCAGGCCGCGGAAAAAGAACGCCGTCAACTGGCCGCCAATCTAAACGTCGATCCCAACTATTCCGGTAATAACCCCCTCATTAAGGCTGATGCAGAACGTTTGCGTATTGCCACTCAACGTGCTGAGTTGCTGAAACAAACTTATGATGAGGCCGATAAAGCATACGCTAAGGAAGGTTTAGCCGCGGCACGCGAGAAGCTGCGTAACGAACAACAACAGCAAGCCATCAGGAACCAGCAGCAGTTTAATCAACTTCTGGAAGCAGGCCTCAAGCCAGCAGAAAGACGGGCTCGCGCCCAGGCCGAATTTAATAAGCTCGTTGAGAAAAACAAGCAAGATGCGATCGATGGGATTGCCACCCGCTGGACAGCCAGCGATATAGAAAAAATCCGCGCAAGTATTGATGCCAAGTACAAAGACCCTAAAACCCCGAAAGGGAGGCAGTACACAACACCCGCCGGGAGTAAAGCAGAGGAAGGGGCCCAGGCCGAATTACTGACCCTGCAGGCTCAGTTGAAAACCCTCCAGCAGCATACAGACGTCAACGACGTGATCAGTAAGCAACGTCGGGATCTCTGGCAGGCAGAAAATCAGTATGCTGTTTTGCAGGAAGCGGCCGGCCGCCGCCAGCTCTCCGCCCAGGAAAAATCACTGCTGGCCCACAAAAACGAAACCCTGGAATACAAACGTCAGCTGGCAGATCTCGGTGATAAGGTCGCCCGGCAGCAGAAGCTGAATAATCTGGCAGATCAGGCCAATAAATTCGCTCAGCAGCAGAGTGCGATCCGGGCGGGGATCAAGGCTCAGGCCGACGGACTTTCCGGCAGGGAAGCGAACAGAAGAAGCACGCTTGAAAAGCTGAGTGAAACGTACGCCTTCAATCCTGATGCGCAGCGCAAGGTGCTGGAGGAACAGCAAGCCACCTATGAAGCCGAGGACGCATTGCGCGGTAACTGGCTGGCCGGCGCCAAACAGGGCTGGGCAGAGTATCAGGATTCCGCCACTAATGTATTTTCCTCTGTTCAACAAATATCCCAGGCTACCTTCGGGGGGCTGGCAAATCAGCTGACATTGCTCAATACCACCGGCAAAGCGAGTTTTAAGGAATTCACCACATCCATTCTGAAGATGATCGCTCAGGTCATCGATCAGCTTATTGTGGCCTACACCTTTCAGGCTGCAATGGGGTGGATCAGCGGCGGGAGCAGTTCTTCAAATTCTGGTCAGTCTTTTGCCGTTCCTTCCTATCGTCCCTCTGGCTTTGATGGTGGCGGTTATACCGGGCATGGTGGTAAGTACGAGCCCGCGGGGGTTGTCCACCGCGGCGAATTCGTTTTCACCAAAGAGGCAACCAGCCGCATCGGCGTGAGCAACCTGTACCGGATGATGCGTGGTTATGCTTCAGGCGGGTATGTTGGTGCTGGTGGTGCGCCTGCAGGTGTATTCGCAGGCGGCGTGAATGTCTATGCGCCTGTCAGCGTGACAACACAGCAGACTGGAAACAATCTGCAGCAGAGTAATTCTGATTCTGTCGGAAAAGCTTATCAGCAGGTTGTAAATCGATCCGTGCAGGATGGGATAGCCAAAGCGCTGCGTCCGGGTGGACTTATCTGGAATGCAACTAACCGGAGGTAATATTATGGCAATTGAAACATTCGCCTGGCGTATTCAGGCAGCCAGTCAACCTACGTTAAAAAGCAAAGATAATATCCGGAGGGTTCAATTTGGTGATGGCTATGCACAGGTATCCGGGAACGGCATAAATAATGAAACACTGAGTTATGAGTTCTCTTTTTCTGGCGACCCGGATACTGCTCTGGAAATTTATAAATTTTTGCGTCGTCACAAAACCAAGGCGTTTTCTTTTAAACCGCCAAGTGGTGAATTAGCGTTGTGGCGGGTTCAGGCCGACAGCCTGCAAAAAGTTATTCAGGGAAAGAAAGTCATCACCATTACTGCAACGTTTGAACAGGCATTCGTACCATGAGTCTTCACGCTGATTATCAGAAACTGGAGCCGGGAGATGAAATCCGGCTATTCGAAATTGACGGAAGTGCTTTTAATATGGGTGATATTTTATATTTTCACGGATATAACATACCCCATACCGAAGCGGAAATTGTGGCTGCTGGTGGCGATGAATCGAAGCTACCGGCCAAAAGCATCTGGTGGCAGGGCATCGAATATAAAGCATGGCCTTGTGAATTAGAGGGGATCGAATCCTCGACTTCAGGAAGCGACGCGCAGCCGACACTGAGGGTAGGCAACATTGATGGTTCGATTTCCGCGCTCTGTCTTCATTACGACGATCTGGCTCTGGCGCGGGTTGTCATCCACGATACGCAAAAACAGTATCTCGATGCGAAGAACTTTCCGGACGGGAATGCTTCAGCTGATCCGACACAGGAGAAACGGCGCCTTTTCTTCATCGACGTAAAGCATTATGAAGACGATGAGAAGGTGGAATTTACTCTCTCCAGCCCGTTTGCCCTGCAGGGGATGATGATCCCCACTCGCCAGCTGCATGCGATTTGCTGCTGGTGTATTCGCAATCAGTACCGCAGTGGTAACGGGTGCGATTATGCTGGCACCCGGTATTTTGACAGGAACAATCAGCCAGTTGATGACCCGTCGCAGGATGTCTGCCCCGGCACGCTCACGGCCTGCAAATTACGTCATGGTGAGAATAGTGAACTGCCGTTTGGCGGGTTCCCTGGCACCTCATTAATCAGGAGCTGATATGCGTCAGAAAACGATTAAGGCCATCCAGGAACACGCCGCCGCAGAATATCCGCGCGAGGCCTGCGGCCTTGTCGCCCAGAGGGGCCGGGCGGAGCGTTATTTCCCCTGCCGGAACCTGGCCACAGAGTCGAAAGATAATTTTGTGCTGGCGCCGGAGGATTATGCGGAGGTTGAGGAATGGGGAGCGATCACCGGTATTGTTCACAGCCATCCTGATGCCACCACCCAGCCGAGCGAACTGGATAAAGCGCAATGCGACACGACCCTTCTCCCCTGGCATATTATCAGCTGGCCAGAAGGCGATCTCCGTACCATTCACCCGCGTGGTGAGTTGCCGCTCCTCGAGCGACCATTCGTGCTGGGCCACTACGATTGCTGGGGCCTGGTGATGAGCTATTTTCGGCAAACCCACGGCATCGAGCTGCACGATTACCGCGTCGACTATCCGTGGTGGGAAAAGGAGTATCCCGATAATTTTTATCAGGACTGCTGGTATGAATGCGGGTTCCGTGAGTTTGATGGTCCACCGCAACCGGGTGATATGGTTATCATGCAGGTGCAGGCGGATAAGTGGAACCACGCCGGGATTTTGCTGGAAGGGAACATGCTACTTCACCATTTGTATGGTCACCTGAGTCAGCGCGTGCCCTATGGCGGGTACTGGCAGGAAAGAACAATGAAAATCGTCAGGTATTTTTCACTATGTTAATGAACCTCACGGTAAGTTTGGGAGCGGGATAATGCATGAAGTTATGATGCGAATTGAACTGAACGGGCCGTTGGGGAAACGGTTTGGGAAAATTCATCACCGACTTATTTCCACCACTAAAGAGGCGGTGGTGGCGCTGGCAAAAACAATTCCTGGATTTGAAAAGTTCATGATCACCAGCGAAGACCGTGGATTAACCTATGCGATATTTCAGGATGAAAAAAATATAGGGCTGGATGATCTTGGTTTTCCTGTGAAGGGTGACGTGATACGGATAACGCCGGTTGTTATCGGGAGTAAAAAGGCGGGGCTTTTACAAACTATTCTCGGTGCAGTCCTTGTTGTTGTGGGGGTCATTTCCACATTCACTCCGGCTAATGCGGCCGCACCATATCTTTATAGTACAGGAGCATCAATGATGCTCGGCGGCGTCGTTCAGATGCTTTCCCCACAGCCAGCAGGCCTGGCACGAAAAGAATCCGCTGACAATAAAGCATCCTACGCCTTTGGGGGCGTGACGAATACTGCCTCTCAGGGATATCCGGTCCCTTTGCTTTATGGCAAACGCCGAATTGGCGGCGCCATTATATCTGCCGGTATTTACACAGAAGATCAGCAATAAATTTTATTCAGTAAACCATCCAGTTCAGGCCACCTTGCGGTGGCTTTTTTTATGGGCGTAATATGGCAAATAACATCATTAAAGGGCGCAAGGGTGGCGGCTCAAAGCAGCGTACACCGACGGAACAGCCGGATGATTTACAGTCCGTTGCGAAAGCCAAAATTCTGCTCGCATTAGGTGAGGGTGAATTTGCAGGTGGTTTAACCGGTAAAGATATTTATCTTGATGGCACCCCGCTTGAAAATGCTGATGGTTCGCAAAACTTCAGTGGCGTGTCCTGGGAATTTCGCCCCGGCACGCAGGCTCAGACTTATATTCAGGGTATTCCCGGTACTGAAAATGAAATCAGTGTGGGATTGGAAGTTTCCAGCAAGACAGCCTGGACCCATACCTTTACTAATACCCAGCTTTCTGCCGTTCGTTTTCGTCTGAAATGGCCGTCCCTGATGAAACAGGAAGATGACGGCGACGTGGTGGGCAATACCGTCAGGTATGCGATTGACCTGCAGACCGACGGCGGCGCCTGGCAGACGGTGCTGGAAACCGCTGTCTCGGGTAAAACCACCACCGGTTATGAGCGGAGCCATCGTATTGATCTGCCCCAGGCCGGCAGTACCTGGACGCTACGTCTGCGTAAAATCTCTCCGGATGCAAACAGTGTCAAAACTGGCGACGTGATGACGCTGCAGAGCTATACCGAAGTGATTGACGCGAAGCTGCGTTATCCCAACACCGCACTGCTTTATATCGAGTTCGACTCCAGCCAGTTTAATGGCTCCATTCCGCAAATTTCCTGTGAGCCGCGTGGGCGCGTGATCCGGGTGCCGGATAACTACAATCCGGAAACCCGCGAATATACCGGCGTCTGGACCGGCGGGTTTAAATGGGCCTGGACGGATAACCCGGCCTGGATCTATTACGACATTGTTATCGCTGACCGTTTTGGTCTCGGTAATCGTCTGAGCAGCGCCAATATTTCGAAATGGACGTTGTACCAGATTGCACAGTACTGCGATCAGCTGGTTCCTGACGGGCGCGGTGGTGACGGCATGGAGCCGCGCTATACCTGTAACGTCTATGTCCAGGAACGCAACGATGCTTACACCGTGCTGCGAGATTTTGCCGCCATCTTCCGGGGCATGACCTGCTGGAACGGTGAGCAGATTGTTGTGCTGGCTGATATGCCGCGTGATGTCGATTTTACTTATACGCGCGCCAATATTGTCGGCAAACCCCGTTATTCGAGCAGCAGCAGCCAGGTTCGGTACACCAACGCCCTGGTTTCCTGGTCTGATCCGGATAATGCTTATGCTGATGCGATGGAGCCTGCGTTTATCCCTGAACTGGTTTCCCGCTACAGTTTTAACCAGCTCGAAATGACCGCGATTGGCTGTACGCGCCAGAGCGAAGCCCACCGTAAGGGACTGTGGGGCATACTGACCAACAATAAGGACCGCATGGTCGAAATTGATGTGGGGCTGGACGGTCGCATTCCTCAACCCGGTTATATCATTGCCCTGGCGGATGAGTTGTTGGCCGGACGGGTCAACGGCGGGCGAATCAGCGCGGTGAATGGCCGGGTGATTACGCTGGATCGTGATGTGGATGCCAAACCTGGCGACCGCCTCCAGCTAAACCTGCCATCAGGGATCTCACAGAGCCGGACCATTCAGGCTGTTAATGGACGCCGGCAGATTACGGTCACAACGGCGTACAGTGAGACGCCGGAACGGGAATGCGTCTGGGCCATTGAATCCGATGACCTCTTCCTGCAGCAGTACCGGGTTACAGGGGTAAAAGAGAACAACGATGCCACCCTCACGATCACCGGCGTGGCACATGACCCGGATAAATTCGCCCGCATCGATACCGGCGCTATTATCGACCAACGCCCGGTTAGCGTATTGCCGGCGGGCAACCAGTCACCTCCTGACGATATTGTCATCACATCCCGCTCGGTCGTGAATCAGGGGATCAGCGTCGAAACGATGCAGGTTAACTGGTCAGCGGTCAGCGGTGCTATTGCCTACGAGGCGCAGTGGCGCCGTAACGACGGGAACTGGATTAATGTGCCGCGCAGCTCGACCACCTCGTTTGAGGTCAGCGGCATTTATGCCGGTCGTTACCTGGTTCGCGTCCGTGCGATCAATGCGGCGGAGATCTCGAGCGGCTGGGCGTATTCCGAAGAGAAAACCCTGACCGGCAAGGTCGGCGAGCCGCGGGCACCGCTGGCGCTGGCAACCCGTTCGCTGGTTCATGGGGTCCAGGTTAGCTGGGAGTTCCCGACCGGCTCCGGGGATACGCTGCGCACGGAACTGCAGTACAGCAAAAACCAGGACGGCAGTGCGCCAATGCCGTTATCAGACGTGGCCTATCCGGGGAAAAGCTATCAGCAGATGGGCCTCAGTATGGGCGCCGAATTCTGGTACCGGGCGCGCCTTGTGGATCGTCTTGGCAATGAAAGCCCGTGGACCGGCTGGGTCCAGGGGATGGCCAGCGATAACTTTGATGACTACTACGAAAACCTGACCGACGCGATCAAGGATACGGCTGCCTGGGAGGAAACGCAGCGCACCATTAGCGAAACGCAGGAAGGTATCCGCAATACGCAGCAGGAACTGGAGCAGACCGCTGAAGCTCTGCGTCAGGAAGCCGCAGATCAGGCGAAGCAGGTCAGCCAGAATATTGATGCATCGGCGAAAAGCATCACTGCTGATGTGAATCAGCAGATAGCAGTTTTGAGCAAGTCGCTTGCCGACGGCGATGCCGCATTGAATGCGCAGATTAAAACTGCCGAGAATGGCCTGAAGCAGTCGTTGTCTCAGGTCAACACCACGTTAACCAATGCGGTTAAGCAGGAAACTGCGGATCGTATCGCAGATATTAACGCGAAGGCGGCACAGGCTGCTGATGAACTGCTGGCGGCAACGCAGGGGATTGAGGCGAGTATCGAGAGCCTGACTCAGGTAATGAAGAGTGCCGATGAAAATCTGGCGCGGGAAATGTCCAGCCTCGCTGCCGGCGCCAATATCCAGTTCGATTCGCAGGTTATCTGGCATTTCAACAGTCAGACGACCGAGGGCTGGACCGGCAGCGCCGGCGTACCGGGTGTGTCCCGGGATGGCTGGTTACGCCCTGCGGACAGCGCCACCGATCCGTACATTACCTCTCCCGGCGGTCTGGCTGTCGATGGTGCAGCGTACCGCTTCATCATGCTGCGCTTTCGTAAAACCGGCAAACCAGTCTGGGCGGGTGAGATCCGTTGGGTGTCTGCCGGCGAAAACTTTAATAACACGAAGCGATACATTGTTGCTGAGCCGGAATATGCCGATGGGGTGGCAACCCTGACGGTGCGTGATATTCCGTGGACAGGGAACATTGATCGTATTCGCCTGGACCTGACGAACCAGCAGGATGCCAGCAACTTTATCGAATTCGACTGGATCGCCGTTGGCCGGCCAGCACCCGGCGCCAGTACGGCGGCTCTGCAGGATGTGCGCAGTACGCTGAGTAACGCGCTGACCTCCGAAGCACAGGCACGCAGCACGCTGGCGGCGCAGATGCGTGGCTCCTATGATGGCAGCGATCTGGAGAAAGTCACCTCCGGGCTGCTATACCAGGAAAAAACGGCGCGCGTTACCGCCATCCAGGCGGAAGTTAAGGCCAGAGAGTCCCTTCAGACGCAGTTTAACGACAACAAAGCTGCTGTTTCTGGTGAACTGAGTTCTCTGACGACAGAGCAGCGCGCGCAGGCGAGCCGTATCGGTGGTCTGGAAACCAGCCTCGGGAAAAAAGCCGATGCGACCGCGCTGACGTCCCTGACGCAGAAAGTTGAGCAACAGGGCGCCACGCTGACATCGCAGGGCGCCGCGTTAACATCACTCACTAACCGGGTGGGCCAGACGGAAACGGGCCTGGCTGGTACGAATGAGGCGCTGAGCGGGCTGCAGTCTGTTGTTACCCGTCAGGGCGACAGGATAACCAGCCAGGGTCAGTCCATCACAAAACTGACGAGCGATTTGGGCACGACAAATTCCGCGCTGGTGAAGAAAGCCGAAGCGGCTGCGGTCACTGCCTTAACGCAGCAGGTGGAGCAAAACGGGCGGGATATTCGCAGCAATACTGACAGTATCACCCGCCTGTCGAATCAGCTGGTCAATGGCCAGCCGAATAGCTGGTCCCGTCGGATCTATCCTGTGCAGCTGGCTAACGCCGTGACAGTCCCGTCATTCAGCGATATTCGCGCCGTGGCGCCAGTGGTCGTGGATGAGGTGGCCGACGCGACCAGACTGGACTTTACGTCCGCCGGGAGCTATCTGATCGCGCTGTATTCCTGCCAGGTGAAAGTGGCGGCCGATACCACCATCACAATGACGCCCGGTAACAGGGTTTTTGATGATACCGGTGCTGTATTTGTAAATGGCGTTCAGGTTGCCTGGGGAAACGCCAGCTGGACTACCGTCAGTTTTGATCTGAAAGCCGGCTGGAACACAGTTGAGTTTCTGGTGAATCAGTGGGCTGGCCAGGCGTATATCAACCTGGGACTGAAGCTGTCAGACAAGGTTGCTGAGATGTACTCCGGTCTCGGTGTTTCCGCGCTGGCAAACGCAGCCGGCGTACTCAGCTCGAATGTCAGCCAGATTGGCAACGATGTGGTCAGCAATTCGCAGAGCATCACCCAGCTCCGGAATGCGCTGACGCAGACAGACGCGAATGTGGCCAGCAAAGCGGATCAGACGGCGATGAACTCCCTAACCGGACGAGTGGAGAAGACGGAGTCCGGTCTGACGGCAGCGAACAGCAACATTACGTCGCTCAGCAGCTCTCTGAGCCAGCAATCCAAACGCGGCGCTAATCTGCTTCCTGATGGCACTTTTGAAAGTTACGCGGTTGGTCACAATCTGGCGAATAACCGTGCCATCGTGACCACTGACGACTCGCATGGCGGCAATAAATGCATTCGTGTGACGCGTCCGAATGACTACAATGCCAATGCAACTGACAACACTGACACCCACATTTTCAGCGGATTCCAGGTTCGCGATAACGCAGTCTTCTATATGGAATGCTGGGTTAAGCTGGATTCCAGGAGTACCGCTATGGCCGGGAACGTGCAGATTTCCGTCGGCTTATCGCTCCAGTATCAGGACAACTCCTGGCAGTGGCCGGCAGTTACCAAAGCGGCAAAGGATCTCTCTTCAACTCAATGGACGAAGGTTTCTGGTTACCTGAAATCAACGAAGAGCGGTATTAAGCAGGCAATGGTCAGGATTTCTATTCCTAACGTTAGCAGCGTTAAGGCGGGTAACTCATTCCTCATTGATGACCTGGTCATTACCGAAGTGACTGATGCCTACAATGCGCAAAGTACAGCAGATGCTAACGCTAATGCGATTTCGACACTGAACTCGACCGTATCCCAACAGGGCGGCCAGATCAACAGTCAGGGTAACAGCATCACTAAACTGATAAATGACCTGGCGACGACTAATAATAACGTCAGCAATAAAGCAGACGCTAATGCTCTGACGGCACTGACCAACCGTGTTACCCAGACCGAAAAAGACATTAACTCAACGAGTTCTTCTGTCACGAATCTGAACAACAAGGTTGATGCAATTTCTGTCGGGGGTACAAACCTGATCAAGAACTCCGGCGATATGACCGGCTGGTCGAACGTTGTCAGCGATACGTATCGTGGTAACGCGGTAATTAGCGCAACTGTAAAAGCCGGCGCCGGTTACAGGGATTTGCGGGAAATCACGCTTGAGTCGCCGGTCGATGCAGGGGAGTACGTTTACAGCTTCTATGCGAAAGGCGGCGTTGCTGGCCAGACGATGACGGCGTTCTTCTACAATCCGAACACCACAACGTCTATCGAGACCAGCCAGGGTGCGAAAGGTAACAACACTGATGGTCGTGCGCAGTTCACGCTGACCACTTCATGGGCCCGTTATTGGGTTAAGTGGAAACAGACACCTACCACGGGCACGAAGCGCCTGATTCTGTGCCGTATCGAGAGCAATACCTCCAAAGACCAGACGGTGTACATCAACAGTCCGAAGTTTGAGGTAGGTAACGTTGTTTCCGACTGGAACGAGTCTCCGTCTGATAGCGCCAGTGCGTCGGCTGTGGATTCGCTGACAACGAAAGTGAATCAGCAAGGCACTTCCATTAGCTCTATCGGAAATCGCACCACATCGTTGGAAAACAGGTTATCGACAGCTCAGAACAACATTGCCAGGAAGGCTGATGCTTCTGCATTGCAGGATCTCCGGAACACGGTGACATCTCAGGGGGGCGATTTAACCGCGGCGAACAGTAGCATTACCAGCCTGCAGGCCTCGATGAACCGTCGCACTGTGTTTACTGTCACTGCACGGGGGAATGGCAACAGCGTAACTCCTGGGGTTTTTGATGAAAGCGGCAAAAACCTGTTTACCCCTGGTCGCAGCTGGGCACTGGTCACTTTTGCAAAACACAGCAACGGATCAACGGTGATTGCGACATCCAAAACATACGATGTCTTTGGCAGCGCGAATAATGGTGCCACGATGTCGGCTGATATCGAGGCGTTGGCCAGTGGCACTTACGTTTGCGTCCTGACATTCGATGAGCCATCTGGCAACCGAGGTAAGATATTGTCTGCTCTGGAATCTCTTGGTGGTACATCCGAAGTCGTCAACTCCCTGCCGTATCGTGGTGCCTATATTCTCCTTGGCCGCAAAGGCATGAGGCCGGGCGATGGTCTGGAACTGCGTGCGCCAACCGGTGGTGACGCCACTGCCCACATTTCGACCTCAGTCGAGTTTGTGAACGGGGTAATGATGGGACTGGGCGCCGCCGGCGGTGTGATGATGAAGGCTGATGCGAACGCGTCGGCAATTACCACGCTCCAGAACACAGTGAAGGCCCAGGGGGGTAATATTGACTCCCTGAGTTCCTCGGTAACGGCGCTGGAGAACAGCCTCAGGTCGACAAACGATACGGTGAGTAAAAAGGCCGACACGTCCGCGGTGAGTTCACTGACCGGTCGCGTAAGCCAGGTGGAAAACACCATCACCAGCCAGTCGCAGAGCATCACGTCGCTGACCAGCACCATCAATACCATCCGCACTCAGGGAGCTAATCCGTGGGTTGACGGTACGTTCGAAAGCTACGGAGATGGTCATGTGCTGGGCGGGAGAGGCACCGCCGTTGTGGTGGAGTCGCAGAAATTCACCGGCAATAAGAGCCTGCAGGTGAGCCGGGGGGCGAACAATAACGGCAACAGCGATAAACAGCTTGGGAGCTGGCAGTCAGTCCGTGAGGATGCGAAGTTCCGGTTTGAGTTCTGGGCCATGATGCCGTCGGATCAGAAACCCTCCTCCGGGTGGACAACGCTGGTCGGTATCAACTCACTGAATGCTGCTGGTCAAAACTCCTGGCAGTCGGCGGTCACTGTCAGCGAAGCCGCTCTTGGTGCGCGTGATAAGTGGGTGAAATTTACGGGTATTGCCAGTAACAACGGGGGTGGCAGAACACGCGCGGTGGTCTGGATCTCCACCCGTGGCGCCTCCGGCAGCGGCACCCCCGGTTATTCGCTGTATATCGACGATCTGGTTATCACGGATGTTACCGATGCGAAAGCGGCACAGGATGCCTCTGACGCGACGGCGAGTGCCGTAAGCGGTCTGACGGCTCGCGTAACGGATGCCGAAGGGAAAATCACCGCCCAGGCGCAGCAGCAGGCGGCACTGGCCACGAAAGTGGATAATGCCAACTCCCGCGTCGATAACATGGCGAAGACGCTGAGCGACAGCCAGAACACACAGGCCAGCCTGAATACCTCGCTTCAATCGCAGATTGACGCGCAGGCGGCCGCCAACATCAAAAACCAGACGACGCTGGACAACACGATTAAATCGGTGGCCAGTATCACCAGTACCCAGCAGACGCATGCAACGGCACTGGCGGCGCTGGCAACGCAGCAGACGACCCTGACATCCAGTGTCGGGGATCTCAGCGCTTCCGTTCAGAACACCGCCAAAACCGTGGCGGATGTGAATGGTACGGTGAGTTCGCTGTGGTCGATGAAGGTTGAGACGGTTAACGGGAAGAATGTTGGCGCGGGGATTACGCTGGGCAGCAATGGTGAAACGAGCGACATGATCCTCTACGCTGACCGCTTCTCGCTGTTTAACCGTAATAATGCGACGGCTGTTCCGGTGATGGTTGCCGAAGGCAATGAGCTGTATATCGATACGGCACGTATCAAAAACAGTTCCCTGACCTCTGCCAAAATCGCGGACGGTTCCATTACGAACGCGAAGATCGGTAACGAGATCCGCTCGAATAACTTTGTTGATGGCTCGCAAGGCTGGCGTATCGCCAAGGATGGCTCTTCGCAGTTCAATAACGTGATCGTCCGTGGCAGGGTTGAAGCGAATAGCGGCGTGTTCCGTGGCACTGTCCAGGCGGATTCGTTCATTGGTGACATTGCGGTGGCCAAAAGTTACGACAGCCTGACTTTCCGCCGCAACCAGACGGTACAGCGGAACGGTGCGTATCAGAACAGGGGGTATAGCATGACAGTGGTTCTGGCCTGCACCCTGGTGTGCCAGACCTATGGGACGGGCAGTGGCCTGGGGTATACCTCTGATATTACGTTCAACATTGGTGGGCAGGAGGTAACCCGCCGTATCTTCGTCGATGCCGGTAATATCACAGGCGGCACCACGGCCTTTGAATTGCGGTTTGCCGCGCGCCTGGATGCTGACTACAACAATGTCGGCTTCTTTATCAGAGCGTCAGGTCGTACTGCCGCGATTGATTACACCTGCACAGTCGAGAACATCACCGCAACCGCATTTCGGACGGACAGCAGTTCATTTAGCTAACAGAGGCCCCGTAAGGGGCCTTTTCTTTTTCTAGGGAAAACCATCCAGGAGCAACTTTATTATGGCGATGTATGAAGTCGGCACCGTCACGGGTGCAGCGTCGCAGGCACGGGTGACAGGTGCGACAACAAAATGGTCACAGGTGGCGCTGGGGATACTGCCCGGGTCGATTCTGGTGGTCTACCGCAGCGGTAGTGCTGACCTGTATGCGATCAAATCCGTGGACAGCGACACGCAACTGACGCTGACCAGGAATATCACCACCGCATTTTCCGGTGCCAGTTACGGCATTATTACCGCTGAAACCGCCAGCACCTCGTCGTTTGCTAACCAGCTGGCCAGCGCGTTTGCATTCTGGCGTAGTGTAGTAGAGGGCTGGTCGATGGCCCTGACCGGCAGCGGCAATATTACCCTGACTGACCCGATCACAGGAAAGCAGGTGACCGTGCCGGCGATAGCCGGGATGGCGAAAGCATCGGATCTTAATGCGCTGGCAAAACTCACCGGAGGAAACAAACTCGACGGCTCGCAGGTTATAACCAGCGATAATGCCGGTTTTATTCTCGGTAAGAACTCAGATCTGGCTCTGCTCAAAAAACAGGGGCAAGGCGGGACGATTGCCGTTGGCTCGGGAACACCGCTCAGGGTTCAGCGTTCAAGAGCGACCACTGTATCACCGGCAGACACCTTTGATGACATCCTCGTTATTGGCACCAATAACCAGACGACGTTGCCCGGAGATTTGGTTGTCGGTGGTGGTTTCGATAATACGGCAAAGGGCAAGCTGTATTCCCAGGCGTTAGAGCTGTCGATGGGCACTCCGTACATCGATTTTCATCATAACAAAAGTGCTAACGACTACACCGCACGCCTCATCACTACAGCCGCAGATCAACTTAGTGTTCAGGGAAGCCATCTACGGGTAGACAGAGACCTGCGGGTGGGGCAAGCGGCCGACATCGGCAGCTGGATGCAGTGTCGCTATGACTGTGTGTCCCAGCAGACCGACTTCGGTTCCCCTGCCATTGGCGCGTTAGTTTCCGGTGGCAGAGTCCGGTCCCGCATGACAGGGCGTGGAGGAAACGGCGACACGTCTGGAGCGTGGGGTGGTTTCTACCTTGAAGAATACGTTGGGTACAACCACCGGGTGGTACTGTATATGGACGGTTTTGACAGAAAAGATGCCTGGCTCTTTTACACCGGTGGGACAATCTCCACACCTAAAGGCGATGTTATGACCACTGGCTCAGACGTGCGGCTGAAAAAAGATTTTACGGATTCTCAGAAAGGGGCATCCAAGCGTATTAACGCGCTGGGGGTATGTGAGTTCAACATGAAAGGCGAAACACGCCGTAGGCGTGGATTTATTGCTCAACAAGCTGAAAAAGTGGACCCGATTTACACTTTCCAAAGCGGTGATGTAGAAATTGATGGCGAGAAGATCAATATCCTTAACGTAGACCATACGGCCATCATAGCGGATCTTGTTCTTACGGTGCAGGAGTTAACAAAACAAGTGCGTGATTTGAACAAGCAGGTTCAAACAAAAGAGTACTGA